CTGAATGGGAAGGCGACGGCGTAGTGACTGCTTTTCGCTTCACCGGCAGCCCTGAGCCGCAACCGTCCGAAGAAAGCGGCTTGCCTGATTTGTTCGTGTCGGCCGTGGCCAATAATCTGGCCATCCGCATGATGATTGACAACCAGCGCCCTGTTTCGGAAGAGATTAAATTGCTGGCGTATAACGGCTTGCAGATGGTTAAAAGTCACAATGTGACCGTGCCAGAGTTGAACCGGCGAAATGATATGCCGCGCGGAACCGGCAACCCCGGCAGGCGCTACTATTACGAAACCGACCCGTTAACCGACGGCAACGGCTTAGATTTAGACATTTAACCGCATTCAGGATTATATAAAGGGCTTCGGCCCTTTTTTCTTATGGAGATCCCGCGATGGGTCAAACTATCCAAATCCCTTTGATTTTCGGTGATGGCCGCAGCCGTCGCACGCTCGACTATACGCAAAATTTCCCGGTAAATATGGTGCCGGTTGTACGCGAGATTAAACAGGCTTCCGGCTATATGCGCAGCTGGTACGGGCTGGAAAAGGTGGACGACGTGGCCGGGCGTTCGCGTGGCGTCGTTTACAACACGTTTGATAATAACGTTTACCGCGTCATGGGCGATACGCTGTATAGAGGCGCTAACCGGCTGAACACGATTACCGGCGACAAACGATGCGCAATGGCGTATAGCCGCACATCGATCGCAGTGGCCACCGCTGGCGCAATGCAGCTTTACCTGTACGACGGCACCGTTAAGGCTATTACTAACTGGCCTGCCAGCAGCGCCAACCCGACTTCCTACAATTGGGGTCAGGTGCAGGACGTGGTGCGTTTACGCGGGCGCTATATCTGGAGCCAGGCTAATTCTGACACGTTCTGGATTACCGATATCGAAGACGAAAGCCACCCGGACAGAGAGGCGGCCGCCTACCGTGCGGAATCCATGCCGGACGGTCTGCTGGCGCTGCGGGCGTGGCATGATTACGTTTTATGCTTCGGTAGCTCTACGATTGAGTTTTTCACGCTTACCGGCCAATCTTCGCAGGTGTTCGCCAGCCAGCCGTCTTACATGCTCAATGAAGGGATCGCGGGGCAGTGGTGCGTTGCGCAGTACGCGGAAACCTTCGCCTATCTGACAGGCCCGGCCAGCGGCGTAAACACCATTAAAGTGATGGCGGCCAGTGGTGCCGGTTCGCAGGATATTGGCAATAAGCAGGTTAAAGAGATTCTGGCACAGTACAGCGCCAGCGATTTGGCGGATGTGGTTATGGAATCTTTCGCCACCAGCGACGGCCAATATCTTGTCGTGCATCTTCCCAACGAAACGATGATTTATGACGGCGGAGCGTCGGCCGCTTTAGGCGTGCAGGCGTGGGCGATCCTTAAAACCGGCGTGGCCAGCGATATTCCTTATCGGGCTATCGACTTTTGCAACGAAGGCAGCACCGTGACCTGCGGCGATAAGCTGGAAAGCTGGAAGGGCAAGATCAGCACCACCACCAGCGGCCAATATGGCGAAGACGCAGAAATGATCCTCTACACGCCGATTATGAATTTTGCGTTAGCCGTGCTGACTGATTTAGAGCTGGACGTGTCATTGGGTGCCGAAAACCCGATTAAACACATTTTCGTAACGGCTTCGGAAGATGGCATGGTGTACGGCACCGAAAAGCTGATGCGCTACGATGACCGGATGCGATTTAATGGCCGGGCGCACATGCTGAGAGTTGGCCGCATTCGCTCTAATGTGACGTTTCGTTTTCGCCTGGTAGGACAGGCACCGGCTTACCTGTCAAAATGCCGTGTCTTTGCCAGTTAAGGATCAGTTATGGCCATCTTAAACAGTTCCACGTTTCCGCCCGGTTCCAGCCGGGCATTTATCGACGCTATTCTGCGCCAGCAGCAGCGGGTGGAAGACACCAGCAATCAGGGCAGCAGCAACGAACAGGCATTAACGCAGGTGCAGAAAGCGGTTAATGAGCTTTCGTCTGCACTGGAAGGCACAACAGCAACCGCCACCAGTGCGCTACAGACGGCCAACAGCGCCAAAGATGATGCAGCGGCAGCGCAACGCGCGGCGAACAGCGCAGGGAACGGCGTAGGCGATCTGAACATGAACGCGGTTTTAAAGAACATTACCGACCCGCAGAACGTGGGCGGGCCGTTGGGGGCTGCTAACTTCCGTGTAGGCGGGGTGCAGGTTGTCGGCGCACGCGTCGGCGGCTGGACGCCCGTCACCGGCACGCAGCAGAGAGGCGGGATCAACGCCGACCAGACGTTTAACGCGTCGGCAGCATACAGCCAGGCGGAAGCCAACGCGGTAGCGTCCGGTCTGCTGGAGTCGCGCCGGTTGATTGCGGCGCTTTATGGCGCGATGGCTGCACATGGGTTAATCGGATGATTATCAAAATTGTTGAAGATATGCCGCAAATGGTGGCCTTCCTGAATGATCCGGATAATACCGGCGCGCTAGTGGATGCGGGCGACTATTACGGATTGAAGCCGGATGCTCTTTATCTGGGCGTTTATGACGGCCAAACGCTGGCGGGAGTACATGAAGTGCGCCAGTTCTGGCAGAATGTCGTCGAATGCCATTGCGTCTATGGCAAGGCGTACAGGGGCCGCAAGGCGCTGGCCGGGCATAAGCTGTTTTGCCGCTGGCTTCTGGATAACAACCCGTTTACCAACAGCGTTACGATGGTTCCGGACGAAACCCGACAGGCGCGCACTATTCTGGCACTGCTGGGCGCGACGCGGATCGGACGAATGGACGCCGCTTATTTACGGTATGGCCAGCCGGTGCCGGTTACGCTATACCAATTAACGCGCCAACAATATGAGGATTTACTACGATGATTCTTTTCGGAATGCAGCCGGAACGCCGTGAAATGCTGTTAAGCGGCTACCAGACCGGCTACCACAAAGGCGGCGGGGGCGACACTGGCGGCAAAGAGCAGGCCAAAGCGCAATCACAGGCTATCGATCTGCAGCGCGAACAGTTCAACCAGACTACCGCCAATATGCAGCCCTATTTGCAGGCGGGCGGGCAGGGGTTATCGCCGTTACTGCAGGCTATCACGCAGCAGGGACAAGGAACGGCCGCGCAGACCGGCGCGCAGAATAATGCGTTTCAGGCACTGCAGAACCTTTCGAGCGCCAGCGGCCAAAATAATTTCCTGTCGAATTATTACAATTCCGCAGAGTTTAAACAGATGGCTTCGCAGGGCCGCAATCAGCAGTTAGCGGCAGCAGAAGCAACCGGCGGACTCGGAAGCACCAGCACCGGCAATTCACTTGCGGCCATCGCCCCGCAGCTGGGCCAGCAAGCCTATCAGCAGCAGCTGCAGAATCAGACGAACCTTTTCGGGATGGCGCAAGGGGCGCAGCAGAACTATCTGCAATCGCTGGGGAACCTAACCGGCATGGGCCAGAGTGCTGCAGCGAATCAGGCCGCCGCTGGCCAGAACTACGCGAACAACACCGGGCAGCTGTTGCAGGGTATGGGGTCTATTCAGGCAGGCCGCGCTAATCAGCCGTCAAAAGCTGCGGGCGCGCTGACAGGTGCCGCAGCAGGTGCCGCCGCCGGTACAATGATTATGCCGGGCTGGGGTACGGCGATCGGTGCAGGCGTTGGCCTTCTCGGTTCACTTCTTTAAGGGGGATTTATGGGATTTGCAGACGTTCCGCAGCCTATGCAATACGCGCCTAAAGAAAATTTAGGCGTGGGTCTGGCCAACGCGGCCGCATCCATTTACACCGGCTACAAACAGGGCGTAGCGGCGCAGGATGCTTCGGAGTTTCAAACCGCTTTTGGCCAGGCGTATGCGAAAGGCGATTATAACGCTATGCAGCAGTTGGCCAGCGCACATCCGCAGCAGTGGCAGACGGTACAGCAGGGGATGACCGCCATTCAGGACAGTAACCGGCAGCAGCTGGGCGCGGCGTCGTCTGATCTGTCGCTGGCGGCCGCTACCGGCAACCCGCAAGCCGTCATGAACGTTGCAGAACGTCACGCACACGTTTTGCAGGGGTTAGGCATTCAGCCGCAGGATCTGGCAACTGCCTTCCAGCAGAACCCGCAGCAGGTGCGGCAGTATGCGGATATGATGGGCGCACATGCGTTAGGGCCGAAGGATTATTTTACGTTGCAAAATCAGACGCTGGAACAGATCCAGAAAGGCAACTACCAGCAGGGGCAATTAGCGTTAGGTGCGCAGCGTGTGCAGCAGCAGCAGCAGCAGATTGATCAGCAGGGTCAATATCAGCAGGGCCAGCTGCAGCAGGGAGCGCAGCGCCTTAATCTTGATGCCGAAATGAACCGTATCAAAACGACGGATCTACAGCTGCAGCGCCAAATGCAAAAAGGCAAAATGGATCAGGACTATCAGAGCAAACAGCAGGCCAGTTTGCAGGCTAAACAAAAGTTGGTAGATGCATACGACAGCGGCAGCAATACGCTGGCCAACATGCA